GTCGGGGATGAGCTGCAGCTCGATGTCCTCTTCGATCCCAACCGTCCACGGCGGCAGCGTGTCCCGGTACTTCTGCTTCTCAAGTTCGGTCACATTCGAGAATGTGGCACGGTCCAGCAGCCCAACTGCAGGCTGCGGGACGTAGTACTGGGCGGCGACGACCTCCCGGGTCAGCTTCTTGGCCTCCAGCCACTGCGCATCACGCGCCGAGAACGTCGCCGGTTTGAACGTCATCCCTTCCTCGAGTACGGGGGTGCCGCCGGCGTTCGGCCCGTCGCCGGACCACGCCGCCCGCCAGCTCTCGAAGAACCGGGCTCGTGCCGTGTCAGACCAGTCGGGCGCCTCGGCGGGACGTTCGATCACCCCGCTGATCCGCGCGCCGCGATGCCACATCTGCCCTCGCGCCTCGTCGGAGGCCATGTCCTCGATCAGGATCTGCCGCAGACTCTCGATCGGCGACAGGCCGGTGCGGCTGTCACCGGCGTTGAACCCGCGGAAGTGCACAACCTCCTCCGGCTCCAGGTCCTTCTGCCCGTCCGGCGTGGAGATCCGGTATTTGACCGGGGACTGCCAGTCGTCCCCGAGCGGGGTCATCATCGGCGGCGGGATCGGCACCAGCCGCACCCCCTCCCTCGTGGGGATCTTCAGCAGGAACGCGTTGTCGTAGATGCACCGGTCCGACACGATCGTCTCGAAGAACAAGGTCTTTGACATCTTCTGCCGCGGGTCCCAGCCAAGCGGGTGGCGAAGCACCCGCGCAAGCTCGTGCCCGTCGATCCGTTCCCGGTCGGTCGTGGAGATCCGCTTGTACAGAGTGATGTTCAGCTGTCCGATCGACCGTGCGAGGAACCCGACGACCTTGCGGACCTCCGGCTGGGTTCTCCAGATCGCCCCGTAGTCGGCCATCAGCCCCGCCCACGACGTCGGCGACCACGACCACCCGCCGCCGGTGCGGTCGCGGCCGTCGAGCGTCGCGAGCGCCCCGCCTGACTGAATCACGGTCACGGCACCGTCGCCTCCACCACCTGGATGAACTCGACCCGACCGCGGGGGAGCACGACCTCGCCGTCGACGGGGATCGCGTCGGCGCCGGGCTGCAGCGTGCGAGCATGACGAAGCGTCAGCAGCGGCCCGCGGGACGCCCACAGCACCCCCTCGAAGCTGCGGCCGGTGTCGAGGTTCACGATCACCTGCCGACGTGTGAGCGACCGCCAGCCCCCCATCAGAACTCCGCCGCGGGCGAGCACTGATCGCCATTGTGGAACGGCACCGACTCGGCGTCAGGGAACACGGCGCCCTGGGCGGCGACGCCGGCGCACCACTCGCACGGGTTCGCGCTCGGCACGCTCCGCCATCTCGGTTTACGCTCGGCGACCCTGGCGCCCTCGTCGAGGCCGATCCTCTCGGCGTCCAGCAGGTCGGCGGTTGACCGGCTCGCGACCGCGTCGGCCGCGTTCTCCCGCGCCTCGAGCTCGTCGGCGCCGTTGTCCATCAGCCACCACATCCGGCCGAACCCGAAGCTCGCGCCCGGTTGATCCGCGGTCAGCAGCTCCCCGTCAAGCGCCGTGTCGAGGTCCGGGGTGTCGGTGAACGCGACCAGATCGCCCAGATACCCGACGGCAAGATCGGCGGCCTGCCACTGCCCACCGGACACGACCCTTGCGACCTCCCCGGCAAACCAGGCGCGGACGATCTCGGAGCGGATCAGCGGCACAGTCGCGACCAACAGCCTGAGCGCGTCACCGGTCTGGTCGCGGAGCGCGAGCTGTGCCAGCCGGTAGAGGTCGTCTGCTTCGCTCATCCCGGCGGCGCCCCCGGGTTCTGCAACAGTTCACAGACGGCGAGCCACAGCGCCTGCTTGTCGTCGAACCCCTCACCCCTGAATGCGTCCATCCACGCCCGGGCGCAGCGCGCGATCTCCGGCGCGAGCTTCACCAGCTGGTCCATCTGGGCGCGCAGCACCGCCAGCTGGTCCAGGAACTCGTCGGAAGCTTCGCTCATCGTCCAGGGCGCATGCCAAAATGGGGGAGCGGTCGCGCCCCGGAGCCCTAGACAGCCCGGAGTATAAGCCGATCAGGCGGTGATCAGGCCGCGTTCCTCGTACACAGACCGGATCGGCGGGCCCGCTCTGAGCGCCCGGTCGAGCGCCATGATCGCGGCGATCACACCGTCGATCTTCTCGGCGCTCTTCCCCTTGTCCGCCTTGATGTTCCCCGCCGGATCGGTCCGCAGGCGGACGTTGTCGATCATCCACCGCATCACCGGGTTCCCGCCGTGGCGGTAGTGGCCGGACCGGACCAGACCCTCGAACGCCTTGGTTGGCGCTGACATCGACGCGAACCCCTGCCCGATCGGGACCACGACCAAACCGAGGTCTGTCAGGTCCTGGCTCATCTGGGTCATCCCCCACCGGTCGTATCCCACCTCGGCAATGTCGAACCGGCGGGCGTCCTCGTCAACGTCCTGCAGGATCGCGCGGTAGTCGATCACATCGCCTTCGGTGAACCGCAGAAACCCCTGGCGCGCCCACACGGACGCCTGGCCGCCGGTGCGCTCGTCAAGCTCGCCGCGCTTTGCTTCGGGTGCCCAGGTCCGCCACACCGAATCGAACGTCCGATTGCCCTCCTCGTCAGGCTCTGAGCCGACGGTCACACACCAAGCCGCCAAGTCCGTCGTCGACGCGAGATCAAGCCCGGCGTACGCAGGGCGACCGGCCATCTCCTCGACGCGCACCAGCCCGGCCGTCTGGTCCCACGCCTGCAGGTCGATCCATGCCGTCACCGCAGAGGTTCCCCACATCCCGAGCTGAAACTGCTTGAACGCCTTCAACGCCGCCGGGTTGTGCCTGGCCTGCTTGGCGGCATCCCGCATCACCTGCAGGCTCTTGAACTGCCCGAGCGCCGGGTTCGCGAGCCTCCACGTCTTCGGGTTGAACGGATCAGCGCCCTGCGGCGTGTTGCGGATGTACCCAAACCGCCGCGGGTCGAGGTGCGGCTGCCGCAGCACCCGTTCGGTGTAGTCGTGCTCGACGGCGCACAAGCCGACAGGATCGTCGCCCGGGGTGGTCGCCGCGATCATCAGCGGCTGCTCGCGGGTTCCCATCGCGGTCACGAACGCGTCCCACAGCTCCCGGTTCGGCTGGGCAAGCACCTCGTCGAATAGAACGCCGTGCGGGTTGAGCCCGAGGTTCCCGACAGCGTCGGCGGCGACCACCTGGTAGAAGCTGCCGGTCCGCTCGTCCACCAGCCGCTTCGCCGACCGGTACACCTTCAGCCGCTTGGACAGCACCGGCGACAGGTCAACCATCCGCTCGGCGACCTGATAGACGACGCGCGCCTGGTCGCGATCGCGAGCGCAACCGTAAACCTCCGAGCCTTCTTCGTCGTCGCCACACAGCAGCACGATCGCAAACCCGGCCAACAGCTCGCTCTTGCCGTTCTTGCGACCCATCTCCAACCAGCCAGTCCGGTAGGACCGCACCCACCGCTTCCACTCCGTCGAGTACTCGACCGTCCCGAACAGCGGCACCACGATGTCGCGCCGCTGCCACACCTCAAGCTTGAACGGCGACCGAGCCCACCGCCCCTTCGTGTGCACCAGCAGCTCCTCGAAGAAGCCGACGACATGCTCGGCTCGCGGCTTGCACACGTGCCGCCCCGATCCCCGGCAACGATCACACCGCCGGGCTGCCATCTCAACTCAAGTAGCGACTCGCGAGCTCTTGATGCTCGTCCGACTGCTTCGCCGGCGCCGCGAGATGCGCTCTGGCGACCGGTGTCATCCCGAACGCCGAACCCAGCCGTTGGATCTCCGCAACCGCGTCCCGGCGGATCATGATCCACGGGTTGCGCCGCGGCGCGCCGTGGTCGTCGACCACGATATGGCCCTGCTCAGCGAGCGCCTGATCAGCCGCGTGGAACGTCGCGACGCTCGAGCACAGCATCGCCAGCGGGTCGCTGTCCACGGCGAACAGGATCCCCATCGCCGCGAAGTCGCTGACGAGTCGATCCCAGACGGCGCGTGCCGCCGGTGTCAGGCTGTCCGGCGGTTCGGGTGGCCGGTCGGGCGGCTGCGGCTCGATGCGCGTTCGGCTTGGGCGGGTCTCGCCGCGCAACTGGCGCACGTTTTGAGGCAGTGGCGGTCGGCCGGTCCGTGGCATCCCGAGAATTATCGCCCTGACTTCCGTCCGCGACCAGATCTGCC